CAATGGATTTGATCAGTTCCACTGGAGCTTCAGCGGGGGCGAGCCCACAGCATACAAACAATTTCCAGAATTAATAAAACACTTAGACGAAACTGAAAGCCCTTATCAAAGTATACATATGACCACTAATTTGAGTCCCGGATCAAAATGGTGGAATACCTGGTGTGCCAATACTGCATTATTACAGCGTAGAAGCATTACAGCCAGCTTTCACGATGAGTTTGCCAAGGAGCAAGAGTTTGGCGACAAATGTTTACAGTTACAATACGAACTTGTACATGTTACAATCAATCAAGTAATGGTTCCTGAAAAGTTTGACGAGTTGTATGCTCGCATGGAACGATTCCATAAACGCGGCATTAATGTCACATTAAAGCCCCAAAGCGATCCTACAGCGAGTGCGGTAGTAGCGGGCTACACTGAGGATATGATATACAAAATGCAAACAGGGTTTCCACAACGTGCAAACGGAGAAGACGCTTATCAAATAGCATTATACGATGCAGACAATAACGAATATTTGTTTGATCAAGCCGAAAGATTCAATGCGTTTGGTTTCAATAAATTCACCAACTGGTCTTGCAATGCTGGCTATCAAAGTGTTATAATAAGAGGTAATGAGGTTAAAAGAAGTTACAGTTGTCACGATGTGCCATTAGGTACGCTAGACAGCTTTGATTTATTTACAGAACCTAAACGCTGTACTACACCTAGTTGTGTTAGTAGTGCAGATTCAAAGATACCAAAATGCAAATAACTTTTAGAGATTACATAAAAACATTTCCCAAACTTGAAAAAGAGTTTGATAATGCCGCTATGTGTGCTATGAAGTGGATTTACCTGTATGTTCACTTGGGAGAAGGAGTTGTTAAAGGGTGTCACAATGTTCCCCATAGGTATATTACCAGTGATGATATTTCTAAATATGGTAAAGATGTATTCACTAACAGCGAATATGAAATCAATACCAGGCAAGACAAATTAAACAACATAAAAAATCCAGAATGCCAAAATTGTTGGAATAGCGAATCTAAAAATGTTCGCAGTTGCAGATTGCCCGAACCGTATTATAAAATGCACAAGGATCGGTTTCCTGAAATTACCAACAATTTGACACCCATGCCAACTATGATAGAAATTGCATTTAATAATACGTGTGATTTAAAATGTATATATTGTAGTAGTGCATTTAGTTCTCAATGGGAAGCTGAAGATAAAAAATTTAATGTTACATCTAAAAAACAAAACACTGCGCCTGCAGGGTTTGAAGATGCTTTTTGGAAATGGCTTGAGGAAGATGGTACCAATACGCTATTACAATATTATATTTTAGGAGGGGAACCTCTTATACAACCAGAATTTTATAATTTTATAGACAAGTTTATTCCGTTAATAAAATCTAATCCAAATAAATTTAATGTTAAACCTGAGTTGGTTATTCTTACAAATGGTAACACTCCTGAAAAATATTTAACTAAGTGGTTTGAAAAAATAAAAGAATTGAATGACGTAGTATCTATACAATTTCATATTAGCATAGAAGGATACGGAAATAAAGCAGAGTACATAAGAACTAATTTAAACTGGGATAGATTTTCCAGTAACGTAGATAAAATTTTAGAATTTTCTAAATCAGGTGCAAGTGAAATTAGATTTAGTATCACTCATTCAGCTATGAGTATTACCAGTTGTTTAGATTTATTAAAATGGATTAAAAGATTATCGGATAAACATAACATTGACGTAGATCTAATTCGAACTAGTATTGTTTCCCCAGGGCAACTTGCGCCGTGGATGCTAACTCCGGATTTTAATATATACATAGATGAAGTGTGTTTGTGGATTGAAACTGATGCGCCGGAATGGAATCACTATATTGCCTTTTTAAAAGGCATTGGTAATAGTTTTGGAAAACATACTACAGCAGATTTACAACAGTTTGCTTGTTGGGAAACTAATATAATAACGCAACGGAATTTAAATGCTAGAGAAATTTTCCCCGAGATGATATCTTGGTTAGAGTATTGTTATGAAAATTGATACAGAACACTTACACTATTGGATGCAAGCTATCCGACAAAGCCCTGATCCTATGCGGACCATGGATGCGTTTTGGAGTGGACAACTTAAAAGCAAAGAATGGTTGATAGATGCATTGGAACTAGCAGTACATCCAAAAGTTGATTGTACAATGCCCAAGCCGTTTTCCATTGATATTCATGGCGGGTGGGTTGGAGTGCTGGCCAGTATGTTATTTCAAAGTAGAATTCCTGTTGCCAACATTCGTAGCATTGATATAGATCCAGTATGCGAACCAATTGCTACTATGATGAATAAGCAAGAAGAAATGCAAGGGCAGTTTAAAGCAGTTACTTTGGATATGTGTGCTATAAGAAGCGATGCAAATATCATAATCAATACCAGTTGCGAACATATTACGCAAGATCAATATGACTTATGGAAGTCTGGAGTTCCTCACAACTCGTTACTTGTATTACAAAGTAATAATTATAATATTCCAGAGCATGTTCGTACAGCTAGCAGTTTAGAAGAGTTTAAGAAACAATGTGATATCAATGTACTATGGGCTGGCGAACTAGAATTACCATTATACAAACGATGGATGATTATAGGAAAAGTATAATGGAGTATGACATTTACAACAACCGGCCAGGAATTGAAATTGTATTTTCTAATGGCTCTGAAAATATTAGTTTGTTTTATGCAATGTACGATTGGCCAGCAGCCAATAAGTTTTACAAGTTGTTAACCGATGCTATTAATAATAAAAATTTATTTATAAGCGATACCAGTTTCAATGTATCCAAGGACGATGAAGTTGTACTATTAAAAACTATAAACAATACAGTTGATAAAATAAACAAAAAATACGAAATCAATATTCCTGTAATTACATCAGACTCAGATTTAAATTTGTTACATAGAGCAACGGTTCCTGTTAATTGCGAGTTGTGGAAAATCATTAACGACAGCATACATTCGTATGAACAATATAAGATTCAAATTAATAGTGAGCCCCGTGTTAATGCATATTTTAGATTTGAACCTAGGAACCTAATTCCGTTAACAAGTGAAGATTTTTTATTTTTTAAAGCTGACAGGGAATTTGGAGACTTATGCATGAACTATACCCATAAAGGAAAACATTGGTTAGAATTACAATCTGATAACGATCCTAATAGTTTAACTGATGGCCAGTTACAAGCAGAAACGCATTTAGAAGCAGGTGGGTATCTTGTATTCCGTCCACCGAGCCCATCTCCGTTTTACCGATTAAACAAATTTATACAATGGTTTACTGATACATGTCCGGGAAAATCTATAACACCCGATATGGCTATTGGATATTTGTTACTAGGTAAGATGGTGATGCCGCAATCTTGGAATAGCTTCTACGTTCCAGAAAGATCTGACTGGGTTAGGATGTTATGCAATTATAAAACCATTATAGGTATAAACTTACTTATAATCAATGATGTGCCGTCGTTATTAAAAAAATCTAGGATAATATGAAACCAATTGCTATTGTTAATTTTAATCATAACGACTATTTGTATATCACATGGTCGTTAACTTCCACTTGTAATTATGAATGTAATTATTGTTGGCCTGGTTCTCACGACGGGAAACATAGATTTCCTCCAAATTTAGAATTAATTTGTAAGAATATAGAACATCTAATATCAACTTATAAAATTCATTTTAATAAAACAAATATACGATTGTCCTTATCGGGCGGCGAGCCGACTTTGTGGCCCGAATTAGGAGAGTTTGTTAAACGCATACACGAATCTACTGATTGCCGTGTTACACTTAATACTAACGGTTCACGGACTATACGTTGGTGGAAAGAGTATGCCAAATATTTTGACGATATACAGATTAGTGTACACCGAGAACAATGTGATGTTGCTCATATTATAGAATTATTAGATTTGATATACAAAGAAACAGATGCGTTCTGTGCAGGCCGAGTATTAATGGATCCACTAGCGTGGGACGTTAGTATGGGTATGTTAAATCAATTAGTCAATCATCCAACTCCGTGGCTTGTTAAAACTGTGTTGCTCACAGATCCGTTAACTGGAGAAGTAATGACAAATTATCAAAATGAACATTTTGATTTTATGAGAGATACTGTTAAAAAACGCCCGTCTGATGAATATGTAATGCGCATGAAAAATGCTGGTAAGATAGACGAGACTGATAAAAAAGAAGCAAAAGTAATATTTTCAAATGGCACTGAAGAACCTTATGATTCTTTTCGACTAATGGAAAACGGGTGGAATAAATTTTATGGTTGGGATTGCAATGTAGGCCTTGACAGGCTTGGAATTAATTATGCAGGTGAAGTAGAAGGTAACTGCGGCGAACAGATTTTTAATACAAGTTTAAATATAAACGATCCTGATTTTATTTCTAAATTCAAACCCGAGTTAGTTGCTCCTATTAAATGTAAGAAGATATGGTGTGATTGTACATCAGATATACGGGTGACAAAGAGGAATAACAATGTACAATTATAATGATATTAAAAATATACACCTTGAGATTACTAGCAAATGTCAAGCTAAATGCCCTATGTGTCCTAGACGAATCGCAGGCGGCGTATTGGATCCATTTATTACACTGGATGAAATTACGTTAGAACAATTTACTTCTTGGTTTGATATTGATTTTATCAAGCAGTTAAATCATCTTACCATGTGTGGCAACTTAGGAGATCCTGTAGTTGCAAAAGATACATTGGAAGTTTTTAAATATCTAAGATTGAATAATCCAACCATGTCGTTACAAATGCACACTAACGGAAGTGCTAGATCATTAAAATGGTGGGAAGATATTGCAAAGCAAAATGTGAGAGTTATATTTGGCATTGACGGATTAGCAGACACACATCACTTGTACAGAATATCTACAGACTGGCATGTTATTATAACAAATGCTAAAGCATTTATAGCCGCAGGAGGCGATGCTAGATGGGATATGTTAGTATTTGAACACAACATGCATCAAGTTGAAGAATGTAAACAACTAAGTGTTGAACTAGGTTTCAAAGATTTCTTTACAAAACATACTAGCCGATTCAAAGACGGCAAATTTAATGTTCTAGATGAGCTTGGAAGAACTACCCATATATTATATCCTACCAACAGAAGCGAAGCTATGGTAGAGATGGTTAAGACTGCGCAGAAAGAAGAGTTGCCAACAATTACTTGTAAAGCTAAACGAGATTCTCAATTATACATCAGTGCGACAGGAGTGGTGTCGCCATGTTGTTGGCTAGACATGGAATGGATGCCACCCATGTCTACATCTAGAAACGATTATAGACAAGATATTTGACATGCCAAATTTAAAAACACAAACACTTGCTGAAATTTTCCAGTCAGGATACTTTAACAAAATTGAAAAATGTTGGAATTCATCAGGGCTTAAAGAATGTTCTAAACAATGCGGGTCCTTTGACAAACAGGGAGCACAGTTTATAACATGACCTCTTCTACACTATGCCCGTTACCATTTATACATCTTGCCACTCGTCCCAATGGCGATGTGCGTGTTTGCTGTACAGCAAATGCTAGCGGAGCTGGCATTATAGATATTAAGGATGCCGGGCTAGTTAAAGAAGGTACTGAAAATCTCAATCTTAAAACACACACTATTGGTGAAATATGGAATAGCCAGTATATGAAAAATATACGATTAGCCATGTTGTCTAATAAAATTCCAACTAGTTGTGAAAAGTGTTTTAAAGAAGAAGCACAAGGTATTAAAAGCAAACGCAATTGGGAAACTCAAGTATGGTCAGAGCGTTTAGATTTAAAATCAATCGTAGATCAAACAGCTGGAGACGGATCGTTACCAGTTTCTATTCCTTACTTTGATTTACGATTAGGAAATCTTTGCCAATTAAAATGTATCATGTGCAGTCCACACGATAGCAGTAGTTGGATTAAGGATTGGAAAGTACAATATCCAAAATATAAAATACAGGAATTAAAACAAGATCAAAGTTGGAATGTAGACTTTGATTACACATGGTATCAAAAAGGCACGTTTTTAAAAGATATGCGTTCAAACGCATATAACATCAGGGAGCTGTATTTTGCAGGAGGAGAACCGTTGTTAATACCCGAACACTATAAGATTTTAGAGTTTATGGTAGAAACTGGTGCCGCAAAATTATGTGTTGTGCGTTATAATTCTAATGGATTAGAACTGCCTGAAAAATTGTTTGAGTTGTGGAAACACTTTAAAGAAGTTAAGTTTAATTTTAGTGTTGATTCTATCGAAGCACGTAACGACTATATTCGTTACCCTAGTAAATGGAATGATGTTGTTGCTAACATAATACGATTGGACGATACTCCTAACAACATCACAGTAAACATTGCCTGTGCAGTTCAGCTATTAAATATATTGAACATAACTGAACTAGTGCATTGGAAAGAAAGCATGAATTTTAAGAAAATTAATTTGCCTCCTTATGGCGCAGGATTAATTGGAACCCATTTGGTTTATCTTCCTAGTTATTTAAATATAAGAGTATTGCCACCAGCATTGAAAAAGACTGTGCAAAAAAGAATAGAGTATTTTTGTTCTCGTAGAATGTCTGATCCTGAATTTATAAACAATCCATATGGGCAACAACGATGGCTTGGGTTAGTGCAGTACATGATGGCAGAAGATTGGTCAAGCAAGTTACCAATAACTATTGAATATTTAGAACAGTGCGATCAACAGCGTGGAATTGATTTTAGAACTATTTTTCCAGAATTGGGTGCAGTGCTATAGCATACTCAACACCAGCGAGTATTGCTTTTAC